TTATACAAGATATATTTATAAAATTAAAATATTGACAGGAGTGGAATAGTGTGGGCAGCACCACATCTCCATCTCCTAACTTTTCAAGTACTACGAAACTACAAAAATTTTAAAAGATACCCAGTTAGCCCCCTCCCTATACGCTTCGACGCTATTTCCTAAGTTTCTAGCGAAAAGAGTTTAGTCTACTTCGTAGACTAAACTCTTTCTATTATAAGGAAAAGATTAGTAAAAATACTAATTAGAATTACTATTACTACTACTATTACTGTCTATCCTATCACTATTATTACTTTATTAATATCTTCTTATTTATTCCTATTTCTATTCTATTAATATTTATTTACTATTTTATTTACTATTCTTATTACTATTTCTTCTATTATTTATTTTATTATTACTCTTACTTTTTTATTACTTTCTTATTAATATTCTATTACTATTCTTTTACTCTTTTCTTAGTATTATTCTTACTATTATTTACTATTTTCTTATTCCTATTCTTACTATTCTTTTTACTATTATCTTACTATTATTCTTTATTATTTTACTATTATTTTCTTTATTATTTCTTTAATATTTTTATTACTATTTTTTATACTATTTTCTTATATTTATTTATATAATAAAAATACTAAGAATAGTATTTCTTATACTTATTCTTAGTATCTTCTTAATTATTTAATTAGTATTAATTAGTATTTTCTTTACTATTAATTAGTATTTCTCTCTGAATACGATTAGAAGTGATGAGAGACTGCGCCGACTCTAAAATTTTCGATTAACTTTAAAAAATTCTACTACTTTTCCCAAGAAATAATCATTACTCTTGTATTATCGAAAGGACCACCTAATCCTTCAGTATTAATAGAATAATTTTTCTTTTCTAAAATAGGAATAATCCAGTCTACAAAATCGACGTGTTTTGTCTCTAAAAATTCATAATAGAAACTACAATCTGTGAAACCTTTGGAAATACTTTCTCTTATTCTAAAATTTACTCTAAAATAATTTTTAATTTAGGAAAATACTTCTTTTCTATCTCTTTAAAATCTTTACCCCAATTCCAAGAAAAGATAAACATCTCTTCTTTTTCAAAGTCCTTAGGTTCTTTAACATTAAAACCTTTCTTCTTTAATAGAACACAAGCTTTTCGCGCGACAACTAAAGAATTCTTATCTAAAGGGTCATAAGTTATAACTATAAAATCTTTATTGGTTCCAATACACTTCTTAATTTCTTTATTAATATTATGAATAGTTCTATAATAAATCATAAGCGTCCTAATATCAAACGACATCTTACTAAAAAACTCTTTAACTTTATTTTCTCGAAATCTTTTCTTATCTATTTTTTCAATTTTATTTATTGCTTGTTGACAACTATACATAATTATTTTTTACTCCAATCAATCCAAATATTATATAAGTTATGAGTTCCTATTAAGCTAATATAATCGAATTTAAAACCTTTTTTCTCAAATTTTCTTTTTAAAAGAAGTAATTCACTTTCTCTAATATCTGGAATTGTTAATCTTGTAGAAAAATTACCTCCACGCGCCGTTCTTTTAACTTTCTTCATAAAGCTAATATAATAAAAGAAATAGTGGAAAAGTCTAGGAGGATTTATATTAGCAATCTGTCTCATTTTTCAGCCTTATTCATCCTCAATTCTCTCCTTAGCTCTTAAAATTCTTTTAATCTCAACGCCACATATTCTTGATAACAAATGAAAATAAGAAAAAATCATAGCAACAATAACACAATATCCTAAACTAAGAATATTTAAACCAGCATAAATTGTAAATCCAAAAAACAAAAAAGATAAAAATACAAATACTAAATTTTCAATAATCCAACTAATAAAATTAATTCTATTTTTAATATAATTCATAATAATTCTCCTATCTTAAAACCGCTTATTTTTAAAATCAGAATAAAATACCGCTATTCCCAAAATTAAAAGATAAAAACAAAAAATTACTGAAGAAGTTTGAAAAAGTTCCATATATTTATCTCCTTACCACATCGGCGCATACTTTACTCTACATTGCGCGCCGTCTATTCTCTCACATAATAATCTTTCCTCTTCTTCTGTAAACTCTTCAATTATAGGAGAGGGTTTTTCATCTCTATAATCTCCATAGCCAAATTTACCTGCCTTAACTTCTCCCTCTTCTACCAACGAAGTATAATTAGAACGAAGCATATATTTAACAGTTTTGCCTCTCGCTACTTCTTTAACAACCATACCCAAATCAATTAACTTCTTTAGCTCCGCCGCGATTTTTTGAGAAGTAACTTTTGAAAGTTCGATAGAATAAGGAGCAGTATTTCTCATAGTATTAATATCAATACCATTAAAAGTCGCTAAATCTTGAAGAGCGCCAATAATACTATAGCGAATAGAACTATTTGTTTCTTTAGAATATTTTGACTGATATTTCATTTAACTGGCTCCTTATATTTTTCTAATTTCTTAACAAGTTTTTTATAATCTTCTTTTTCTCGAATTCTTGCTAATTTTTCTTGAATATCTCTTTGTTCAATAAAAGTTGCGCACTCTTTACGAGTTTTACGCCAGCAGATACTTGTACCAGAGGGAATATCCGTTGCTTGCCAGCCACCTAATTTTTTATAAAACCCGTATTGAGAATCCTCTTTACTAATCCATCCTTGTTCTTCTTTAAAACTAGGCTCTTCAAGTTTACCATAAGAAATAAGGAAACTTCCTTTTGAAAATTTCATTTATAAACGCTCCTTTTCTTATTTACTATAAATATTATATCATACATAGAAGAAAAAGTCAATAAAAATAAAATAAAAAAGAGAGGTAAAACCTCTCTTTTCGTTTAATCTCCCCAATAATCGGGGTCTTCTTGAGAATCTATAAAGAAAGCACCCATAGAATCTGAGAAGCCGTCTGAAAGAAAATCTCCTTCTGTTGAGAAATTATAGATTGAAGTATTAAAATCTTCTAAAGTTGGCAAGAAATAAGGTCTATCTGCCATATTATTCCTCCGTTCCAGTTCCTGTAATACCGAGAATTGTTTCTCCTGCTTTTAGCTTTTCGGCGGTCAAACCAATCAACTCAGCTAACTCACTTTGAGTAATATACAATTTATAATAAGTTCCTTTAGGAAGAACTATATCTGAAACTTCTTGCGCGCTTACCATAGAAAATACTTGTTTATTATCAAATTCTTCTAATACTGAATCTAAAGATTCTTCCAACTTCATTCCACCAAAAAATTTCTTTAAGGTTCCGGAAGTTTTCCCACTCTCAATATAAGCAGTTTTACCTTCAATAATATCAGAAGCTTTTGCGGTTGCATCAGAAGTAGAATTAGAATTTTCACAATTTTCGGAAGCAATAGAAGTGGCAACATTTTCATTAGGAGTATTCGCTTTAGTTAAATATTCATATAAGCTATCCATTAAATCACCCTTTAAATAAATTAAGAGCATAAGAAATTTGGTACCAACCCCTTATGCTCTCTGACGTATCTGACAATACGCGACCAATAGTGTCAGCTATTGGAATTCTCAATCTTTTACTTTCTTTTTTACATAATATAGATTTTTATTAAAACCTAAGCCGTAGTGGGCGTCTCACCCAACTAAAAACAGTTGTGGATTACTAAATATAAAAACCTAGTATTTTTATATTTAGATTTACTTTCCCATACCTGTCTATATTGTCTTAATCTCTAATATCTTTGAGCAACGGCAGGATAATCTATCTTTATATAGTATAACTGATTTTTCCTAAAAAGTCAATTTTTAGATTTATGAATCTGATATGTTAAATAGGGAATAAGCCAAATAGGGGAAGTTAAGAATAAAAAGCACCACGCTAAAAATTTTAATACTCCTGATAAAACAAATAAAATTTCCATAACTCTTTTAAAAACAAAAGTTTCTGATTCATAATATTCTGGAGACTCTGTGGCACAGCCAATTCTATTCTTTAACTTTAGGAACGCTTCTTTTCTTTCATTTTTATCCCCTTTGTTCAATAGTAAATCAAAAATTAAATAACAAATTGCAATAATAAGAATTAACAGAGCAAAGAACTGGACCTACTTCATGAGGTTCTCCGTCCAACGAATCACATTCTTTTCTTACAACATAATACTCTCCATTAAAACTCACAATATCTTTTTCAAAAAGAGAATTATTACCAATATCTTTAATCCCAATATACTGACTTACTGTTTCAGGAATAACATCGTAAGCTTCTAAATTTACGGCGCGAATATGATTACCTGTAATTTCAAATTCTTGCCCCTCGGGAATAATTGTACTATCACCTAAAAAATCTCCAATTACCCACTTGCCAGAAATCCATTCTCCATTAATAAATATTTTTTGAATACCGTGTTTTCCTTGATGAAAACCAGAAAATAAAGGTCTATACACCTCTTTTACTTCTTCTAGGTCCATTTTCGCGCCGCAAGTCGGACAATAATTATAACTATTATCTGCATGATTTCCACAAGCAGAACAAAATACACCAAGCTTATTTACTTGAGAATTAAGATGTACTCTTGTACCAAATTTATCTTCCCAAGAAATCCATCTACTTTTAGTTTTATTCTCTACTTTAATCTCTTTGCTCATAATCTTCTCCTTTTTCTATACACTTGCGGCAATGGATAAATGAAATAATTTCTTTTTGACGATAAAAACAATATTCTTTATAATCAGAATGACCGTTAGTTATATCATAATCAATTTCTTCTTTTAAAAAATATTTACATTTTTCATAATCAAGATTATTTAACATAAATTTTAATTACCCTTTTTAATTAAAAGTCTCAACTAAAACGGAACTATTTAAAATACAAAACGGGCGCACACCGTTGGAATAGCAACAGACACCCCAGTCAAGAAAGCCGTTGGAATTGACAACGCAAACGTTACGAGCATAGTCCTTGTCAAGTGTAGTGACTCTCGTTGCAGTCCAGCAAGAAGAATCAATCGCAGGAATGAACTCACGATAACGACGGTAGAGGTCGCAAGTGAGGATGGAAACATTGTCCTTTACGGTTGCTCCCTTGTTAGAACCATCATCGGAAACGAGGTTCACGGTATGAGGGATGATGTTGTGCTTACCAACTGCCTTGCAAAGTTCCTTGTAGAACTCGCCATTGCAATATGTACGAACATCGCTCTTGGTGTAGTCGCCATCCTTACCGAAAGCCATAGACTTGGTGGGCTTCTTGGCGATAATTGCGGTGGTTTCCTCTCCGTGACCAAGCACGATATACTCACGCTCACCGATAGTCACGGTGTCTCCGGGCTTCACGCTGCCGAGGGTCTTACCTGCCATCTCTGCAAGCAGGATTGCGAAAGAACCATCTGCATTCTGGTTTACACTTACCTTTACGCCGGGAATGTTGTTCTGAACTTCAATCTTCATTGATTTTACCTCTCTCTTATTTTCTAATAATATTATACTATACTTTTTAAGTATTGTCAATAAAATTTAATTTTTATAAAATTTTATTTATTCTTTGATTTCTAACAAAGGCAAATTCTCGCATCCCTCATAGAAAAAAATTCCAATCCATTTTGAGTCAGCATACTTCTTATATCCCATTACTTTTTGATTATAAGAAATAATTTCAGAAGTGATAGTTATACTGTTATATGTTCCAGAATCAATTTGTTCTTGAAGAACTTCATATTCAATGTAATCTTGTTGATATTTGAAGTCTGGATGAATATGAGCGCTAATCGTTATTGGAAGGCATATAATTAAGATAAAAATTCCAAAAGCAAAAAATAAAAATTCAAGAGGGAAAACATCTCTAACAATACATTTATAATACCTTATTAAGAATACTATTCCTCCTATGATAATTGAAATACCTGCAATAATTAAAAATAACATTTAAAACCTCTCTTTAAATTCTCTATTAACAAACTCTGAAAAATTCTCTATATAATACTTGAAAATTATCAAAAACCTTTTCACTCATATGATAGTGTCCAAAAAACCATTTTGAAAAAGAAACTCTATGCATAACTTTATCAAAATATTCTGTTAAACTATCTTTCTCATATTTTCCGCAAGACATAAAAGAAGCAATATTTTGCGGCGCGCAGTGAGTAATAATATAATCAACTTTAAAATTGTGATTTTTTAAATTATTCCAGCCAAAATCCATTTCTTCTTGAGAGGGCAATTCTTCTTTCCACCAAGATTGATGGTTAATACGAACTCTTTGTCCAAAGAATCTCATAAGAGAGGCTTTATTAAAAAGCTCTTCTTTACTCTCAAAATCTTTAATATCTAAAATACCATCTTGAATATCGTGACTGCTTGCACCACCAAAGCAGAAGAAGCTTTTTCCACAAAAATCAAATATATATCCTCTCATTAAGTGATAAATATTATCACGTATTTTATGTGCGCGCCCGCCATGAAAATCAACAATCTCAAATTCGTCACTGTAAAGTCTATCAAAATTTTCGTGATTTCCATCTACAAAACAAATATTAAAATTTTCTTTAGCAAGCTCATTAAGTTCAGAAAATTCTTCTTCAGTGTTATGCCATATACCAAAATCTCCACAGACAATAAGAAAATCTTCTTTAGTCAATTCCTCTTCTTTAAGACTCGGATGTTCTTTAACTCTAAGCAAACTAAAAAATTTACCGTGAATATCTCCGGTTACAAATACACTCATATTATTTTCTCCTTTCTTTAAACTTCAAATATCTATTAACTAATCTAACTATAAAAAATGAATTTAATTTTTCTAATTCTTCTTTTTGCTCTCTTATTACCTTATTTTTGTCTCTGCAAGCAATATCTTTAGAAGCAATATCTTGTTTCAACTTAATAATTTTTTCTTCTCTTTTAATAATTTCTTTTACAAATTCATTGCTTGCGGTTAAATTACCTTTTCTAATATTGCAAATTTCACAAGCACATTGATAATTACTTATATTATTTGCACCACCTTTAGACTTTGGTTTAATATGATCTTTTGTAAAAGGAATTAATTCGCCATTTTTCTCTGTAAAAAATCTAATAAAGTAATTTTCGTTATCACGAATAAGAAACGCTTTTTTGGCTTTCGCGCCACAGAAGCAACAACTCGGATTAGAAGCAACGACTCTCATTGTTTCAGTATTTTTTACAGTATAAACTTTATCATTAATACATAGAGAAAACTTAGGCAGTTTTAAATTAATTAGTTTAATAACTCTTTCTATATCAACTTCAAATAAAGTTCTCAATTAACTTCTTCCTTTCAAATTAAAGATATCTATCTAAAGACGCATTATATTCTTTAATTGCTTTGCTCTAGCGTTGCTTTAAAATATCAATAGCATCTTCGACTTCATTTAATAGAAGTGCGTAACAATCTAAGCAAAGATTCTCTGTGAAGTGCGTTGAAATAAGATTTCTAATTCTCCAACAACAAGAACATTTAGCATTTGTAGTAAGAATCATATAGTGTTATCCTTTCTAATATTTTTTATTTAATAATTTAAATATTTAAAAATATTTGCTATTACATCAACAGTCCACCCATCTCCAAGCAAATCTGCCGCGTCTTTTTCAGAAAGATTTTCAATATATTTCTCGGGGACAGTTTGTAATCTTGCTCGCTCCTCTTTCCATAAGTATCTCATACAATTAAAGACTTCTCCGTTGTAATTATCAAAAATTTTAGCCGTTGGCTTAGAATTACCGACAACTTTTTTAAACTCTTCTACGCATTCTTCAAATTTTTCTTTGCTTGGAAATATTACAGTTGAAAAAGATTTAGAAAACCATCTATAGAATCTTTTACTTGGTGTATAATTACAACCATTATAATAACCATGAGAGTCATTTTTCATTAAACAATGAGCTTTTTCATACGGATAATATCCTTCAGTTAAAATATCATTTACACAAATCTTTTTTATTGATAAATCTTCTAAAGAAAAGGGGATATTCGTCCAATAAAGTCTATCTCTCATTTGAGCAGTTATTTGTTTTGAATTAATACGAACTGGTTTTACTCCAAGTAATTCACTAATAACTTTTTCATCTTCTTTTCTCATAACAACATTTTCCATTAAAAAATATTTCGGATTAATTTCGTGTAAAATTCTGTTACATTCTAAAAACAAGCCAGAACGGATTTTGTCTTCAAGTCCAATCCTTTTTTCTGCTCTCATTGCTTTACTAAAACTTTGACAAGGCGAACCAAAGATTACCAAATCAAAATTTTCTTTAAAATCTCCTAAATCAGTATGTAAAATTCCATTTTCATAAGAAATATTATTTACATCTCCAATATGAATGATATCTGGAAAATTTTCTTTAGCATTCTTAATTGCAATATCTTTTATTTCAGAAGCGTAATATTTTTTAACTTTAATACCAGCTTTTTCAAGAGCCATTCTTCCGCAAGACATACCGTCACAAAGACTTAAAACTACAATACCATCTAACACAGGATTTTTATTATACATTATTACCATCTCATTTTTCTTTTATTATATTTATATTATACTATACTTTTTAATTTTTGTCAATAAAAATAAAGTACCCACTTTCTTAAAGTGGGTACTATCATATATATGAACAGATTCTAAAACGCCCTGCACTGGGTAGAATCTGGATTTTCTACTCTATCTAAGTTTAACCAAGCTAAATTTGGCGAGAATTTAACTTGAAGCTCCCAGCTGCCCGCCAAGCAGACTTTCACTTCTCCAACTCGAAAGAGAAAGCTGTCACTTCCTTCTTAAAGGAAGGACCTTCTAACTCATTCTGAAGGTATCTTTCTTTTCAATATAGGCAAAGAAAGAAATTAAGAACCTATGGTGATGCTAGCCGGATTTGAACCGACGTAATAAGAATGAAAATCTTATATCCTGAACCACTAGATGATAGCACCATATTGGTTGGGGCGGAGAGACTCAAACTCTCGACCTCATGAACCCAAATCACGCGTTCTTTCAAACTGAACTACGCCCCACTATAAAGATATTTAAAGAAAGAAAGAAACTATAAAAGTTTATTAAGCAATCAATTTTCTACAGTAACACTTATTACACATTCTATAACTGAGTTTTATAGGTTCGCGAAGCCTATGTGTACGGGGTTTTATCGTGCATTATTTGCCGAAAGGTTCTCCCTATCCCTTCTTGATTGTGGACGACTTATTCGCGACTAAGCAGCGTCTCTCTTAATAAACTGTGTGCCTTAAGGTAGGCTAGCCGCACATTTATTATAAAGGATTTGTTTTGCTTTATCCTTGGTTGCAAGCGTCGGATTCGAACCGCGTCTTCAGATAATGACTCTGATGAGCTACCATTGCTCCACCCTTGCGATATTATATAGCAGATGAAAATCCTACCATCACTATATCTGGACCCATATTATTTTATACTGCACCTTTCCATTCCTGTCAGGTATAGGAAAATCTAAAAAGATTTGGGATTATGGTCATCCGTGCAGTTTTTTGGTGCTCCCGACTAGAATTGAACTAGTGAATCGGGATTTTGCAGACCCCAGCGTTAGCCTCTTCGCCAATCGTGCATAATTGTCTAGCTAAGTCCACATCGAACAAAGCTTTGGATATAGCAACCTTCACTAGACCGGTTCCAAGATGGTGCTTGTGAGAGGACTTGAACCTCCGGCCAGAACATTAAAAGTGTTCTACTCTACCAACTGAGCTACACAAGCAAATAAGAAGGTTTTTACCTAATTTTAAAATTGAGTAACCTTTACACACGATTAATATGATAAATTAGGCTGTGTGACTCAATTATTTTTATTTATTCTGACTTTTCTTCTGAAAGCTTTTTAACTTTCTCAAGCTTCTTTTGATAAGCCGCTCTAGTTTCTTCAAGATTAAAGGTATCTGCGTTGCAAATAGAAATCTTCAATTTCGCATAACGCTCATTCCCAAGATGAATTAGCGCGCCGTCAGAAATAACCTCTGTTTCTCGACCGCTCCCAGCAATCGCAGAAAGCGCAATATCATAAAGTTCTTTTCTTGCAGAAGCTTGTTCTTTATTAGTCATTTTAGCCATAAATAAAATTCCTTTCTTTATTATATTTATATTATATCAAACTTTTCCGAGAAAGTCAATACTTACAGATTCTCTCCATAGGCTCTCTCGCAGCGGGCGTCTGAGTAATCAATCCGAGAGCCAAGCTCATCCATCATAGTTGCAAGAACACTCTCTGCGCGCATAAGAGCCATTGTCCGAGCACGGTAGTATCTAGCAAGCATACGATTACGGGCAATACACATACCCTCATCTTCGTCCCATTCATCCTCTGGCGCGCACTTCGCCTTGCCCCGATAGGTTTCGTTCATCATAAACTTATCCATTGTATACCCGTCATAACGAATATTCTCGATGCCCATTTTTGCAAGAATGTCAATGGCATCATAAGAGCAATCATCCATCACCGCAACAATAGTGCGGGCGCCCTCGTCGATATAGTAACGAATTTTACTACGAGGCTGTTCCTCTTGAACATCAAACTTCCGACAGAACATCCGCGCTCGATACTCATCGACATCAAATTTCTTTCCCATAACTATCTCCTTTGTTTCATTTTCTATATTTATTATAGCATACTAAGAGAGAAAAGTCAATATTTTTGACTTTTAATTCTCTTTCTTGCAGTTACAGTCGCAAGTTTCTTTCTTATGGAAGAAATTTCCTCCATTGGTAAACATCATCAGAGGAAGAATGTCTCCCATATCTCCCTTATTATCAAACAACATCATCATAAGATAAGGATTACTATTGAAATCCATCGCGCCGCCACCAAACATATTCATCAGCATAAAAGTCTTGGCGTCGAAGCCATCGGTGTTCTTATCTCCCATCATCAGGAAGAAAGGCAGCATATTTCCAAAAGGATTACTCTCGTCGATTGTACCAAAAGCTCCTTCTCCCATCAGAGATACAACCTTAGTATAGAAATCAAAACCGAAAATATTTCGGAGAGGCATAATAGTCTTGACTTCATTGGTGCAAGGTTCAATAACTTCAAGGAAATTGCCGCCTGCGATATCCTTTACAATGACATACGCACCGCCATGCTTGATAATATCACCGACTTGGATATCCTTGATTGCAACAGGAAGCAGATACAGCAAGCCCTCCATATCGAAAACGAAGTCGGTAACATCGGTAAGAGTCAACTTGCTCTTATCATAAGCAACATACTTACCATTCTCGGCAAGATAAGCCAGACCGTTGACAGACATTTTGATTTCTCTGCCAGTGTACTTACCAAACTCCACATTTCCAAAAATCTTATTCATAGTCTTTTTCTCCTTTTTATCTTCTTTAATTCCAAAAATTTCTTTCCCGCAATCACTCAACATAGAACTATCCGTTGTAAAAGTCAACCCATCTCCGTTGATTGTTAAATACGGAGTAGTAATACAGTTACCGACAGTATTGTTTGAGTCAGCAATAGCTAAATCAAATCCCATCTGATATTCGGGATGAATTGTAATTTTCGCTCTTTCAATATTCTTTTTAACAACCTTATACAAGGACTCTACATCTGAATATCTATCTCCCTTAAAAGAGATTGGAGTACGAGAACTTCTATTTGGGTCCTTAGAAATAAAACTCTGCATTTCATTGGCACAAAATCTTTTTCCTGCTTCTTCCATTACAACCAATTCTTTGATTGGCAGGCTATCAAATTTCGCATCCTCTTCATCAACAAGGCAATCACTTTTAATTTTCTGCGGACGAGCTGTTCTATACTTTCCAGTTACTTCAACAAAAGCATCTTGGTAAGAATACCCGTTGCTATTTTTGATTTTGTAGTGATAACCAATTTTTACCTTGTCAAAAAGCTCTTTTCTTACTTCGTAAACATAAGGTTTAGCTCCAAGAGATAAATCTTTCAAAAACCTACAAACGACATAACAATACATAATTACTCCTTTTTCTCTCCTTTCTATACTTATAGTATATCATAAGAATAGAAAAAAGTCAAGCTATTTAAAAACCTGACTTTATTCAAAATTCACATCCATTGTCTGCGCTTTTTAGTACAATCTTTCCAAGATTTAGAATAGTCCCTAAAAATATCATCATAAAGATTAGGAAGATTATGGTTACGGCGCGCAGGTCGAACATACTCATATACTTCGGGGTCACTATTCAGTCTGCGCTCTTGAGTGGTTCTCATTCTGCGCAAGCAGTGATAACGATGACGACAATGTCCAGTGCCAGGAACAGGTCCTCCTCTAAATTCGGGAAGAGGAGTTTTCTCATGACGCCATAGATAAAAAGTGCGAAATTTTCTTTTTGGATAGACAAAACGAGAGATTTCTTCTTCAAATTGACGAATATCAATTATGCGATTTAGTCCATCAAAAACATATACCTACGGGTAAAATACTCTACATTGCGCTCTTTTCCTTCAAAATCCCAAGTAACTTCTGTATAGGTATCTTTACCATTCATACTAACCTGATAGAATTTATTGTGAATATTACGAAAACAATATTCAATCAGTTTTGCCTTATCTCCAATTTTCCAATATTTGTTAGTATAAACATCAAGACAATAGTATTCGGTTGACTTATCAAAAGTTTTATACATTACTAAATACCTCCTTAAAGATACTTAGTAATCATCCACCTTCCTCATTAGCTTCACCGCCTTATATTTATTCTTTATATTTCCATAAAAAACCATAGGCTTGTTTTAATTTTCCATTACAAACTTCTGAAATATGATTACCTTTCTTTTTTCCGAATGCTCTCGCCGCAGCATTAGCACTTTCATATTCAGCAACAACTTGATTTGTTTGTACATCAATTTGCAAAACTTTCTTTTTAACTTGCTTCTTTTCTTTTATTGGTAATTTCTCTCCAATTTGACTATAATACCAATTTATTAAATCCTTTTTGATATAAGGAATATCATATCCAACACACCATTTGCGAATAGAATTTCCGTTTACGCCATATATTCTGCCTACTTCTTCAAAACCTTTATCTATAATTACTTTTGCTAATTCTAAAGGTTCTGGTCTGTTAATCACTTTTCTTTGAGAAATTCCTACACACTTAAGGCTACAATACATAGTTCTATTATCATCTGTCTGAAATTCTTTCTTACAAATTGGACAAATTTTTGTAATATAGTTATTTTCTTTTTTCCTAATTGGATATTCAATATTATCAAAATACCAAGATTCTCCAGTATTTATTGCTCTGACTGTTCTTCCACTAACTTGATATTTTTCTCCAATTTTTTCCGTATTATCATTTGTATTTTTCAAATCATCAATTATTTTTAATACATATTCAGGAGTTAATTTTTGAGCATTTATAGTACCATAGGATTGATTATACCCATTATTTACACTATTATAATAATTTATCCAGTAAATTTCTCTTTTATTCAATTCACTTCTTGAACATTCTTCTATCACTTCAAAAGAAAAATTATCAATCCCATATTTTGAAAATGCTCGATAAAGGGGGTAATCTTCGTTTCCAGAACCAAAATAATTTTTATGATTTCTCCATCTTTTTTCGATACAAATAGATTGACCAACATATATTTTCCCATTTATATTATTAGTGATTTTATAAATCCCACACATCTTATTCACCTCTAATTATAAGTAGAAAAATATTTGTTGGTCTTTAAAATTTTGGAGCGAATGACGAGAATCGAACTCGCACACGAAGTATAACTTCTGCCTGATTGGAAGTCAGGTGGACTACCTTTATCCTACATTCGCATTTATATGAAGTAGGTATTACTAAATAGCCGATTATTACTAGTAACCTCGGACTTATCTGGGGTTTGCCTTGTTAGCGAGAAATAAAAAGACTATAAAAAAGTTGAATGTTTACCGCTATTTCAAAAAAATGGCAACTCTATGTTAAAGTAATACCTACTCATTCTTCAATCATTCTCTGCAACTATACCAGTTCTTCTTCTTATCATACGATTGAGAAGTTCAGTATGTTTCAGTTCTTCTGCAATAATATTTTCTAATTGTTCAATCTCATAAGAAGTAAAAGAGTCTGAATATCTTTCCATAAGTTCATAATAGAATTTTCTAGCTTTTGCTTCTTCTGAAACATTAAATTCAAGCGCAGCGCATAAATCAAAAACAGTGTTAGAAAACACCAATTTTCACCTCTGTTAGTCTACGCAATATTTAAAATAAAGATTCACAATTTGATAAGTTTTAAGTTGCTCAAGGCAAACTGTTGCACCAAACTTATCTCCTCTACGGATTCCTTTCTTTTTAAGAGCGTTAATCATTTTTCCTTTTGTCATAATAGACTCCTTTCAAATAATGATAAGAAATATACTCCCTACCCGCGGTAGCCCCAAGGCTAAAACCTAAGCTAAAAGATTTATTATTTAAATAATGGTACAGAGGGTGAGACTTGAACTCACTGTCGCCGATTTATAAGACCGGAGCTTTTACCACTTGAGCTACCTCTGCATAGATAATCTTTACTTTCTATAAATATTATATCAAACTATTCGATAAAAGTAAAGATTTTTTATGGTGGAAGCGGTAGTAGGATTCGAACCTACAAATTCAGCAGTCAAAGTGCTGTGTCTTGCCATTTGACGATACCGCTATTTCTTCTTCTTTTGAACAATTATCAAAGATAATATGACTACAATTCAAAATTTTTATAAGCTTATCCTTAATAGAAATACAATCTTCATTTGAATTATAATAAATAGTAACCTTTTTCATTATTATTAACTCCTATAATGGCGCCACCCTGGAGTCTAACCAGGTGAACCAGAGGCAGGTGATTTACAGTCACCGCCGCATATTACTCTATGACTTCCCACTCAACATCATTAACGATATTCCTATCGAGAAAAAGTTCAGCCATATCATTATCAACAGCTCTTTCAATTTCTTCTTCAGAAGAATCATCTGGAACAAAGAGAGTTCTAAGAATAGTAAGACTAACTCCAATTTCTTTCATTGAAATCTTCCTTTCTTAATTTTCTATAAATATTATATGATACTTTCTTGAGAAAGTCAAGATATTTAATGAGAGATATCTTCCATTTTCCTTAAAGAGCAATCTCTACATCTCCATTGTGGCTCAGCATCACTTCTGTCATACTTACCCCATTCAACAATTCTATAAACTAAGTCATCGCGGTCGCAGTCTATACAAGAGCCTTGCTGAATTTCCCATTTCGGTAGTTTAGATTTCTTTCTAAAGATAAGTTTATCAATCCAGAAGAAAATCAATCCGCCTATTAAATTCGCAATGACAGTAGCCCAAAATTCTCCTAACGAAGCTAAATAGACTAAAGCTACTGCTAAAATAGGTGTAGATAATTGCCATCTTATTAAATAAAACCCGTATCTTTTAAGAAAATTTTTCTTCATTAACTCACCTTTAGATAAAATGGGTTGAACGAAGGGAGTTGAACCCTTATTTCCAGAGCCACAATCTGGCGTCTTACCGTTAGACCACAGACAACAAATAGAATTCACCGTGTGCGTCCGGACGCTTTAGTTCTTATTGTACAGATAAGAACATAAGGGCACGGCTACTTTACTCCCTAAGATAGACTTTTCAATTTCGCCGTCTATCAGGGTGATGGCGCCGTGCACAGGATTCGAACCTGCAACTCATTACTGAGCCATAGTTTTCAAGACTACTCCCTCACCACCCGGACACACGGCATATTATTTAAATAATCCAGAATTAAGAAGAGTATCCGCATAGATATTTGCGCAGACTTTTCTTGCAAATTCATTAGGATTTCCGTTTTTTGATAAAAAATTATTTTCTTTTATTGCTTCTGTTAGAGCTTTTAGAATAGATAACATTTCTTCGCTAAAATTAATAATATGTTTTATTTCATTATCTATTCTTATCCCCTTATATCAGTTGGCATCCTCTAGAAGATTCGAACTTCTATCTTAACATTCGTAGTGTTAAATCCTTATCCATTAGACGAAGAGGATATATTTATTTACTTTATCTTATAGTGATATGGATTTGCACCATATATACCTTTTTCTTCATAATTTGAGTTTATGTTCTCTAACTGTTTCTACTTTTTCGGCGCGAAGTCTCAATGCTCACTGCGATACAAACCGTCTACTGTAGATATCTTTATGAATTTGTATTTGCGTCTACCTATTCCGCCACACTGTAATATTTTAGATAAAGTAAATTGGCACCTATAGTAGGATTCGAACCCACGTCAAACAGATTAGAAATCTGATGCCTGTCCTCTAGGCTATATAGGCGAATGGCACCAGCCCCTCGAGTCTAACGAGTTACCACAAGTTTTGGAGACTTGCGCAATTACCTGTTGCGTTAGGGTTAAGCTGATATAAGCAAGACTTCAAGGGCGAAACTCGATATCTCTATTTAGCACCCTGATAGCAGAAAATAGAGATTTTCCGCTATAAGAATATAGTCTTACAATTCTTGTGCAAGTTTCTTTAAGCTATTTGCTCATCTTTAAAAAAGAAAGAGGTTTTTACCAAAGATGGCGGTGGTACCCGAAAAGAGAGTTGAACTCTTAAACACTTGATTCTAAGTCAAGCCGCTTTGCCAATTTGCGTATTCGGGTATATTAAGAAATTAAACTCTTTTAGATAGTTCAACTTCTAATTTCTGAAGGCGTGCCTTTTCTTTTTTAATCGACATTGTTACTCCAAGTCTACCAAGCATAGAACTCTCAGGAATACAATCTAAAGCTTTCTGACAATCAGTAATAAATACTTTAGACTTATGAATTTCATTTTGAAGAATCTCTAAAGACATTTTTTCAATTCTCATTTTATTACCTCCTTTCTAAATTTATTGGAGCGCGATGCTAGATTCGAACTAGCGGTATAGGAGTTGCAGTCCTCTGCCTTACCAACTTGGCTAATCGCGCAAACAGATTAGGTTAAAGTTAGTTTCATCACGTGTTGTTATCTATTAGCTCGAACTTCTCGGAAGCATCCCCACAATATCGCGTTTTACCGAGCGCACCTTAACCTAATTTTTACCTAGAGTCTAAACCAGCCTTCTCCTAAACACAACTCTATTCTCTCTTACTAAGGCGATGAGAGGTTTTTTTGTATAAACTGGATTCCGAACAAATGTACTTTTTTTATTCAAGTAAGAAAAGAAAATGTTAGAAATAAAAACTTACTTATGCGTAGCTAAATTATCGTATTAGCCTCTCTTTACAATAACAATATAAAGATTACGACGGACTGTACCGTTGGATATTTGTTATCTATCCAGTTGGTAGGGATGATGGGACTTGAACCCATACGACATTTCTGCCAACGGATTTTCTTACTACTCTATATTACTATAGCCACAAAAGTGTTGTAGTCTGGACTATACCTTCACCGTATCTTTCGACTTAGGTGCGTGCCGTCTAGTCTCTCCACATTCCCGATTTCTCGGTTAGCTCGGTGGTTGTCCTATTAGGAGTTTCCCCGAATTTGACACGATTCACTCAGAAAGTTTCCTATTCTGGTGCTCTCTTTAGATGCTTAATATTATACTTATCAATCAATTTCCAAGCTCTCTCATAATTTGCTCCTTTAGGGGCTAAATCTAAGAATTTTAATGCTTGATGTATTGACTTACTGCCTAATAATGCTTGAACAAATTCTTCTTCAGTTTTTTCTCTCTTGTCTCCTTTTCTCGTAAAAGTTGGTGTATAAGAATGACAATTAGGACATAACAATTGAAGATTTTCTAAACGATTATCTGTTCTATCACCATTTATATGGTGAATCTCCAAATTTATTGGATGCCCTAACCAAGTTTCATTACCACAACTTTCACATTTTCTTCCTCTTAATTTAATTAATGGATTAAGAGTTGTTATGCCATTTTTTTTAAAAGAATTAACATCAAAAGAGTCATAGTTATAATTTTCTTTATTCCAAGCCTGGCCTTTAAAATGAGAGGTATCTAAATTTAGTTCTTGATACATCTTCTTTAAAGAAGCCATAGTTCCGCCGCCATCAACAGAATACCCTAATTTTCTTGCGACTTCCCTATTCGAATAAGAATTTTTAACTATATCAATAATTTGTTCAACTGGAACCTTTTTCCATTTAGCAACACTACTCATTATTCTCACCTCTAATTATAAGTGAGAATAAGGCAGAAAAGTATAAAATTTTAAGTCTCCTTAAAAGTCCGTTGCGTCTGCCTATTCCGCCACATCCCCATATACTAGTGATTAAGAAATTTCTCTCTCAATCACTATAAATATTATATCAAACTATTCTAAAAAGTCAA